TCAGGGCACGGCCCTTCCGCCTCTGATCCACCGCGAAATCGAATCGAAAATCAAGTCGGCGATCCACATGGCGCAGACACCGACCACGAAGGCCGTGGCATTCATGGCCGCAACGTCTTTTTGCGGCAATGGCCAATTGACGGCACGCAGATAGTAAAGCGCCGGCTCTGTCAAATAAGCCGCCGCCAGCGCCCCGCAGATGGGTGATGCGACGATTTCTCGCGTGGTGTATCGACGACGAGATAGGCCGCGCAAAATGCCGCCGGAGAGGCCAGCGATGACAACACCGACCTTGATGCCTAACGCATCGAGAAATTCGTTGACCGTCATGACCTGTCTCTGCAAGATCTTGAAATGAGAATCTACGGCTTCCTTCCAACTAAGATAGCCAAGGAGGCCGCTCTCATTTAACGACTGGCGGCTGAGGCTTCACCAAGCCGGGAAGCCCGTCGCGGGTAATATTGATTACCATCTTGAGCGCCCCGAGGGCGGCAACGACATAGGCCGTGAAACTCGGACCGATAAGGGATTGCGAACATTCCAGTGTGCCGTCGCCAAGCTGCGTGCAGCCCGTCGCCAGCAGAATGGCGACCAACAACGCCGACAACGTGATCAGTATATTCAAAGCATTGTGCAGAGCATTGGTATTCAACATAAGGTTTCCTTTATGAAAAGGTGAAATTTATTGTACCTGTCGGGCGATGTTGAGCGCAGCATTGATTGTCGCGTAGGCTTGCGCCACTTGTGCCAGGACTTCCGCTGCTGTTTCGTGCTCCGGGTCAGCGCAAAGTGTTCGAACGCCGATGTAAACCGCGGCTTCTTTGTCGATGACCGACTGCTTGACTGCACCGAGCGTGGCGATGGACATGAAAGCGGCATGCGCTGTTTCCAATGCTTGACAGGCCTTCTGAAGACTTTGCTGGATCGAGCTATTGAGCGATGCAGTCTGACAACCGGACAAAGCAAACCCGGCCGCCGCCGCAAAGAGCAGAGCGCGCATGTGATAATCCTTTTGCTAAAGGGAAAATGATTGTGTTGTGCTGTCGCGGTCCGGCGATGCCGATTAACGCGCTGCTTCGATCGCTGCGGCGAAGGACTTGGCATAGCCTGCAATGTCCGCGGCCCGATCAGTGCCGTTGATGATTTTGCGAGCGCCGATCCAGTCGGTCACTGTCGCGCCGAAGCAGTCGGCCAGCCTTCTGCCGGTGAATCGGCCATTGATCATGCCGTCGCGCAAGATCTCGACAGCCTTGGCCGGATCGAGTGCCAGGTCGGGTTCATCAGCAATGCCATATTTTTCATAGTTGTCGTGACCGGTAATCTGCACCAGACCCCGCCCACGATAGCGCCAGCCATCGCCACTTGCCTCGTCGCCATTGCCCATGCGGTTCGCATAGGCGCGATTCGCTATGCGTTGCGGCTGACGGGCATAGGTCGCCGCTTGCGCTGCCGTGAAGCATTTCGGAAATATCGCTTTGAGGCCCGCGGCAGAGTAGTTGAGATTTTCCACAATGGCGCACATCGTGTTGTCGCTTTCGTGATAGGTCGTCGCCAGCATGTAGGAGAGCCAGCGCACATCGAAGGGGCTCGCCTCCCAGCTGTCGAGGATGGCCTCGATGCCGTTCACCTGATTTTGCGACAGCCGCCCGCCGAACAACGGCAAACGCACCGCCGCGAAGAATTTCGCGCGATCCATGAATGGTCCTTTGGCTGTTGTAGATTCGGCGACAGAGCTCTGAAGATCGCTTGGATCTTCCTCAATACTGGCAATCTAGCCGCCTAGTTCCTCCATAGCGGACGGAAACTTTTAGGCTCTTTTATTCCAACTGGGGGGTCACGTTTCTGCAACTTCGCAGAGACCACTCTGTACGGCTTCACCGCCCGGCGAGATCATCGTTACTTCACCGACGGGGCCCATTCCTGGCCTCTCAGACGCAACTTCAGCATCTTATTTTACCTCTGTTGCGCTCGCGCCTGTGCCACCTGTTCGGTAAGTTCGTCAACAGCATTGGCAAAACGTTCAACCTCACCTTACAGAAACTCATTTTGTTTCCTGAGAGAATTCACAAGGGTAGGCATGAAGTTCTTCCCCTTACGCTGCAACCGCCGACCACGCAAAGGCGTCAATATCCGCCGCCGTCTTGATCGTGCCAGCCGCGATGCCTTGGACAACCGCATCTTCTGCAGCGAAGCTCGCCTGCACATGGGCGCCGACCGCATTTGCGACAGCGGTCACCTCAGCGGCCGCCAGATTGACGAAGCCGCTTGGGGTCTTGAAACTCACGGTGACGGTCGGGTTAGCCTGGACGTAGGCATAGGCTCCGGTGATCAGCGCCTGGCTCTGGCGATCGGTCATCACCGACATGCCGTTAAGCACGATGCCGCCAGTCTCGACCGCGTAGCGCTTGGCTGCAGCATAAGCCTGCAGATCGACGGGAACGGGCTCCGGTGACCAACCGGCGACGACTGAAACAAGGCTGGACGGCGTTTCCGGCCAATCGCCAGCGGCATCGACCAAAGCCGTTTCCTGCTTGCTGAGCTGATCAAGGACTGCATCCTTGTCGGCGGCCGGCAGTCCCGCAGTGATCTTGGCGCCGAGCGCAAGCCAGTAATCGGCGACATTGTAGATCTGCTGCCGGCCGAGCCAGAAGGCGACGCACGCCATCCAGCGATCGGCCTTGTTCTCGGCACGGGCTGCAAGCAGCGCCTCCACCATCGGTTCATACATGCTGTCAATGCGATACATGGGCAGTCCTTTTTGCTTAGGTTTGGGCATAAGCGCGCACGTCCCGCCAATCGATGGCGGCGGCGGCGCGGATATCGGGGGCTGTGGTTGCGACTGCGAGGGCGGCCTTTGCCGATCGGCGGCGGCTTTCGATCATCTGCGCCCCCGTCGCCCAATGCTGATCTCGCGTCAAGATCTCGACGGCCTTCTCGAAACGGCTAACGCTATCGTCGGCCGCTTCGGCAGTAAGGTTAGGCGTCTCTCCATCGGGTACGTTGGCACCCTGCTGCAGATCGGCAACGATCAACAGAGCCTCTTGCCGTTTGATCGAATAGACGGCTTCCTGGCCGGGTATGAGGGTAACGAACAGGGCGCGAACGACGGCGACCTGATGATCGATTTCGGCCATCATCTGTGTCTTGAGCTGGCTGAGGTCGGCACGATGATCAAACCGCATGAATCGTCACCTCGAAATCGCGATAGGCGGCCGGTGACTGGAAAGAAAATTTGTGATCGCCGGGCACATCGGTGACGAATTCGAAGACATTGTCCGCGACGGCGACGATCCGGCCCTCATGAATGACCGAGGTTCCGGCCGGCACGGCAAAGCGCACCTCCTCCGTGCCATCGGCCTTGATGGTGAAATCCGTCACGTCAACGGCTGTGCCCTTGGTGGTGATGATGCCGTCGAGGACATAGCAATGCGCGTCGATATCGCGACGGTATTGGTCGGCTCGCACTTCGATAGCCTTAAAGCCCTCGCCATAGATGCCGGCATAATCCGGCAGTAGGCTCAAGGCGCAGTCGCCGCTCTGACGGATTTTGCCGTCCGGGCCATGGATGATGTAGTGAATCGTTCGGTCTTCTAACGCTGTCACGGAGTTACCTCTTGAGCGCTGTCGCGGTGATGTTGCTTTCGTTCCAGCCGATGGTGTTGCCGGGGCAAAAAATCTGCAGGATGTAGGTATGGTTGCCCGCGCCGGGAGCGTCATATAGGCCCGAGACCGCCACAAGGCCGGCCGTATAGGTCGCTTGAGAGGTCTGGCTGTTGCTGCCACCTGTGCTAGTGACGACGGTCTGAACAACGCCGAGATAGTAGGTCTGGCTGAAGATCGCGCCCCCGTCGCGGAAGATGTTGCAGCCGACCGGCTGGGAGTTCTGGCTACCGCCATTCTGGTTGAATTGGCCGAGTGTCATGGCGTCGATCACGACGCGGCCATCGCCGGCAACATTGACGACGCAGCTCACAAGATTGATGGTCCCGCCAGCGCCGATGGTCTGCGTGCCAGCGACGCGTCCGGCGCCGACAGCAGTGACCGCTCCTCCGGAGATGTTAGACGTGCCGACCTGCAGCGAGCCGATGACGGCCGAACTGATATTGACCGCACCGAGATTGGCGGTAAGCGCATCAAGGCTGTTCACCGAGATCTTGTTGGCGGTAACCGCGCCGTCGACGATCAGCTCGGCACTGACGGCCCGGCGCATGACGGGCCGCGACCAGTAGCAAGAGTTCCCTGCTCCTGCGGTCTTGTTGACCTGCAAATCCATGGCAAGCGCTGTAATGCCAGAGGGCACGGTGTATTTGCCCTGAAGGCGCACCCATGCGTTTTTGGTGTTCGTTCCAGTAATTAGTACAGGCGACACCGTGCCTGAAGGCGAGCGCGCGAAGGCATAGACATTGGCCAAGTTCGCATCGGTATTAAGAACCCAAACATCAAAAGCATAGGTTTCACCGGGCGAGACCGCGACGAAGTTAGAATAGGCGCAGTCTCGGCCGAGCGACTGCAGGAGGTAGCCCGAAGCATCGCCCTGGCCGTTGTCGAGGTAGAAGTTCTGTTTGTTTTGCGTCGTCCAACCGTCGATGCTGCCTGCCTGCCAGCCGTTGTCGGCCATGTTGGAGAAGTCGGTCAGCACGAGCTGCTTTGCGGTGATGGCATCGGCCGCGATCTGGGAAGCACCGATCGTATTGGCCGCCAACTTGTCACCCGTGATCGTCGCGGCCGCAATGGTGGTTGCAGTCACCGCACCCGCCGCGATCTTGCCGGCTGTCACCGCATTGGCTGCGATCGCATCCGCCGTCACGGCGTTGGTGGCAATCTTGTCGGCCGTGATGGCGTCGGCGACGATGCCGCCGTTGGTGATCATCACCACGCCACCATCGCTCCAGGGCGTAAACTCCGACGCGTTCGCCGGGCAACGGCAGAGCATCGGCTTGTTGAGGAACATATAGCTATCAGTTTGGCCGGCGATCGTTTCCCATTTGCGGACATGAATGGCCACCGCGACCGCATTGGCAGGAGCAGCACCAACGCACCTGAGACGTGTCCAGAGGTCCGGATTGGTCGGGCTGCCAGCTATACCGTTGTTCTGATTGGCCGTGGAATAGCCGACAGCGAGGCCATCTGAACCGATCCACTGCAGCCGCAGCTCGACCAAGCAGCGATGGGCAGAGACGTAGGCGGACACTTCGAACCAGTCGCCCGGAGCACAGGGCACGCCATATTTGAGGCTGTTCGGCAGCGTCGGGGCGTCAGGCCGCAACCATTGAACGTCACTGTAATAGTTGTTGCCTGACGGTGCGCCATAAGAAAGCATCAGGGTCGGGCAGTTCGGTCCGGCCCATGTTTCAGTGACGGCACGGATACGAAAAATTGGGCTGGGGATCGGGCCACTCGCGAAGCTGATCACCCAGCAATCCATGCCCATAGTGAAACCTGCGTTCTGCAGCAGGTTCTTGCCAGAGCCAACCGCGAGCGCGTCCGTGGTGACGGAGTTCGATGCCAATTTGGCCGCCGTGATGGCATCGGCAGCTATTTCAGAGGCTGAGATAGCGCCTACAGCGATTTGAGCGCCGGTGATGGTGTCCGCAGCTATTTGAGCGGCAGTGATGGTGTTAGCCGCAATCTTATCCGCCGTGATCGCCCCTGTGATGATATTGCCGCCCGAAACCATCGTGATGCCAGATGGTGACCAGGGGGTGGGCTGTGACTGGTTCGCGTTAGCCTCGCCGAAATACAGCCGCGTCAGGAAGATATAACTGTTTGCCTGACTCGGCAGAGTGCCTTTGTGGCGCAGGAACGCTACGCACGTCACCGCGCCAGCGGGAGCTTGCGCCTTGAACCAGAACCTTTGGTAGTTGGCCAAGTTGAAATGCGGGTCGATGTTTTGCGCTGCTGGGAGAATACCCGCGTTCGGGTATGCTAACGCTGCGCCATTTACATCGAAAAAGCCCATATAGGGCAGAAGGCCGTTGCTATTCAGGCCCAGATAATAGCCTGAAAACTCAAACCATTGCCCCGCCACGCAGGGGTATCGGGCGACCTGCCCTATCGTGAACCCTGTGGAGTTGACTGTAGCGATGGTAGGAGCGACACCATATTCGATACCTTGCGTGTTGTTCGCGCAGAAAATCTGCATCGCACCGCCTGTAGGTGCGTAGGTGTCGGTACGGTAGGACACCGTAAATCCAGGACCGTTGGAGTATTCATAGCTCCAATTCGCAAGGCCAGCCGAGAAATCAGAATTCGACAGGAAGTTGCCGCCGCTGCCGATAGCCAGTTTGTCAGCAGTGATCGCGCCTGCCGCGATATTGGCCGCCGCAACGGCATTGGCTGCGATCTTGGTAGCCGTGATCGCACCGTCAACGATCAGATTGCCCGTATCGCGGCGCTGGCAGGAAATGAAACCAAGAGCGTAGCCACCTGTGGTGATAGACCCGGCTGCCACCGTTACGTCGATCCATGCGTATATAGCGGTGGCCGGAACGGTGATAACCGCGTTCCTCTCAATATATGCCGTGTCGGCAGCCGTGTAGTTCCCGACAGTTGGTGCGCTGACGAGTGATATCTTGTCTGCCAGCAGAAAGCGCATACGCACCGTGAGGGGATTGTTGGGTGCCCCCACCGCCTTCGCAAACACCTGCAGGAAATACTGCTCGCCAGGAAGGACGGGAAAGATGTTCGAATTTCTGGAGGCGAGGCCAGTCGCGCCTACGCCGACGTTCATATACCAGCTACCGACGTAGGCGTTTGCCGGGTCATTCACGATGGTGATGCCGGTGGACTTCGACCAGCTAACATCGCCCGCGCCAAAGTTCGGGTTTTCGACGCGGTTCGTGAAGTCGCCAAGCACCATCTTGTCGGCGGTGATCGCGCCCGCGGCTATCTGTCCAGCCGTAACCGCGCCTGCCGCGATGTTCCCTGTCGTGACCGCGTTGGCAGCGATTGCGCCCGCTGTTACCGCACCGGCCGCAATGGTCGATGCGATGACCGCGCCGGCCGCAAGCTTAGGTGTCGAGATCGCACCATCGGTTATTTGCGTGCTGACGATTTGCCCGGCAACATCCGTGGCCGGGACCGCTGAAGTCCATGCGCTGCCGGTGTACCGGTAAAGCTTTTCGTCTGTTGTCAAATAGACGAACCGGCCTTCGACGTTACCTGTAGAAGGCAGAGCCGAAACGATCTCGACCGCCTTTATGCTAGACGCAAGCTTGGTCGCATCAACGGCAGCAGCGGCGAGCTTCGCCGCGCTGATTGAGCCGTCCGCGAGTTTGCTTGCATCGACCGCCAAAGCGGCAAGCTGCGGATTGCCGATGGCCCCATTGGCAATCTGCGACGAGGCAAGCTGGCCGGTGATGTCAGTGGACGCAACAGACGCCACGTAGGCAGTGCCGTCCCAGCGATAGAGCTTGCCGTTCCAAACGATCGTCGTCGTGGATTTGGTGGTCGGCAGGCTCTCACCCGTGGCGATCCCGACAGGCTCGATGCTGGAGGCAAACTTGGTGGCGTCGATCGCCTCCGAAGCGAGCTTCTGAGCCGTCACAGCAGCATCGGCCAACTTCGACGAAATTACCGCCTGATCAGCAAGCACCTGCGCGGTCACCGCCGCGACTTCAATCTTGGCTGTCGAAACGGCCGCATCGGCTAGCTTCAGATTGCTTACCGCCTCATCCATGATCTTTTCGGCAGTCACGGCCGCGTCGGCGATCTTGGAGGCGATGATGGCGCCATCGAGAACGTCGCCCGATTGGATTAGGACATTCGGTGTCTTGACTGCCAGCCAGGCCGACCAATCCGTGGCGCGGTTGGACTTGGGGACGTAACGGCCCCTCGCCTCGTAGTCGGTGTTCGACAGCGTCCATTGCCCCGAGAGCACCCAGGAGAACGGTGAGGCATAACGAGTGCTGTCACTATCGAAGACGATATCGCCGGTCTCCTTCAGCCGGACTTGCACCCACACGCGCTCGACATCGTCCATATCCGGCGCGCAGCTGATCTTGATCGCCGGCCGACGATCGATGCCGCCGGCGTCTTTCACGGTCGCCGGCTCGACGGTCCAGCCGACCATTGGCTGTGATGGTGGCGCAATCGGGCCGATCCAGCCGGTAGCGATGGGCAGTTGCAGACCGCTGTGCCAGTCGTAGTCGGCGGGATCGACTTCTTTCAGTGTGACGACGATCAGGAAATTCGGCTGTGGCTCGACCTTGACGACAAGGAATTTCTTTTCGTCATAACCGTTGCGCGCCGAAGTCCAGGAAACGACATCGTTCGGCTCCAGCGGATAGGCATCCGGCGGCAGCGCTATCTGTTGCACGCGAAAGCGCCGGTAGTCCTGGATCATTGCCAGACCGACGCGCTGCACCTGATTGGCAAATGGCACGGCCGGCAACTGGATCTGCGCCGGCAACCGACGATTGCCATCCTGAGCTTCGAGATCCGCGTTGTAGCGGCCGGGCGCATCCTTCGTCGCCCATTTTTCGGCCGGTTCCGGATAGGTGGCTTCGATGGCGTTGTAGGTGTCCGAAAGCGACGGAAACGGCTGAAAATCCTGCTCCTCGGTCACGACGATGTCGTCATCGGAAAAGGAGTAGACGGCGCCACCCGGCGCGCTGATCAATATCTTGAATATGCCGCCGACCTCGGCCATGCGGCCGTTGCAGCCCTTCAGAAGCTCGGAAACGACGTCAAGCGGCTGTTGATCGCATTGCACGTCATAACCGGCGCGAAATGCCGGCTCGGCGCTGCCGTCGTCAAGAGTGACCCCCGCATCGCAGGCGTTGGCAGCCGCCATCCAGTTCGCAGCCGGCAGACAGAAGGCGGCGATGTTCTGGCCGCCACAGACCCATTCCTGACCATAGTAGATGCCGCGCGCCAGATTGTAGATCATGATGGCCGGATTGCTGGAGGGCTCCCAGCTGGCCGGATTGTCCCAGCGATGTACGCCATTGCCGCCGGCGGAAGAATCCTTGCGGATATCGTAAAGCTGTATCGGATGCGGCTGGTAGAGGCCGGCCGGAATGCCGGAAAAGAGATCGCTGTTGTAGCGAGCCGTCAGGATCACGACCTGGCATCCCCGCCCGATCATCGTCGGCTTCCACGGCCGGTCGGCATTGGCGCCGAACTGCGCCATCAGAAATGGATCAGCGCTCGTTTGAGTGCCATCGAGAAACTTGATCCAAAGGTAATCCTTGCCATCGACGCGATATTGGAGAACAGGAAAACCGCGTCCGTCGGGATGCGGTTCTTCCCAAAGCACGCCGACTTCCTGGTCGTCGATCCACACGCTGGTCAGGCCGCGCTCGCCGGCATAGTTGGGCAGACTGCCGATCTCGATGACATCGGTGAAATAGGCATTCGGGGTTTTGCCGTCATCTCCCCAGGTGCCTGCATATTTGCGCTTGCCGGCGGTTGCATAGCTGCCGATGACGAAAGACATGGGGTGATCGTCCCCCATGCTGATCTCAAGCTTGGTCCCGGCTGGCTGCGGCTGATCCTTCTTCGCCATCGCCTTTTCGATGAGCGACAGGCCGACATTGAGGGCGACGGTCAGCACCAGCTTGCCGATAATGCCGATGGAACCAATCGAGCCGATAGCTTGAGCGATTGCGGTGATCGCCAGGCTGATCGGATCGGCATGGGCAGCATCCGCCATCAGCCAGAAACCGAGAACGTTCAAGAGGAGGATCAGGAATTTCATGGATCTGGCGACCTCGAATGACGCATGAAGAGAGTGCGCCGCCGACGAGATCGACAGCGACAAGTCACCGATAGGTGATGAGGAAAGGCGTAATTTCCGTGCCGGCTCAGCCGACCTTAAAAGCCCGCTTGGCGTCGAGCAGGTCGACAGTGCCGAGGCCGGTCTCGCGCAGCACGAAGATGCGCTCGCCATTGACGACGCCGAGGGCGTATCCGAAGGGGCCTTCATGCGGAATGGCGGCGATATCGCCGATATGCGCCTCGCTCGGATGGATTTCCGGCAGCATGGTGGCGACGAGATCGGCCAGATTGTCGAAGCCGGCCGCCTTCATCGTTTTCAGCGCGCCGGCGGCGGTCGAATACTCGCCGCGAAACTGCGCGGCGCAATCGACGCCGGTGATCGCCAGCACCAGATTGCCGGCAAGCCCCGGCCCGCAATCATGGCTGCCCCAGGCAAAGGGCGTCCGCTTCAGGCGGTCGATTTCGGCAACGAAACAGGCACGCCAGTTCTTGACCCTCAGGAGCTCGGTCATGCTTTCTGCCCCCAGGGGATCTGCCAGTTGGCAACGGTGCTGGAATAAAGGCCAAACTCGTCGCCGCTGCGGCGCTTCTGGCCCTCATAGGAGGATTTGGCCGGATTGTTGCGCTCCAGCATGGCGATGGCGGCCGAGATGGCAGAAATCTCGATATCGCCGTCCTGGCCGACAACAGGCGTCTTGATCGGCGCGCCGTCGGCGATGCCGAGAAAAGAGATTTCCGGCGCGGAACTCGGCTGGCGCGTGACCGGATCGAAGGTCATGTCGTGTATTTCCACCGGCGCCAGGCGCAAATCGTAGCCGCGCAGGAGCTGCTGCGCGACCGGCGCGATCTGTCCGATGGTGATCGTCACGGTTTGAACCGTCAGATCGGCCGTGCGCGCGATCGGGCTCAACTGAAGATTGAGGCCGCCATAATAGGTCCGCCCCTCCGACACGCCCGTGATACCGGAGATGACGGAGATGTCGATATCGTCGTCCCCGGTCCAAAGACCGATCGAAGCGACGTCCCCGGTATCGAAGCTCTTGCCGGTGATCCAGACGAAACGACGGGGCACGAGCCCTGTGTCGCGCGCGCCGGTCAGCGCCGCGAGGAAAGCGGAAGTGATGTTTTTCATCGGCTATTTCTTCTGAATGATCTTGAAGGTAGCGCCCGTGGTGATGGGGCCGCTCGCGGTGCCGGGATTGTGGCTGCCCGGCATGACGACGCATCTGCAGGCCGGACGCAGCAACGCCACGCCCAGATTGGCGGTTATGCCGGTCGGCAGATGCGGAAAGACGCCGAACACGGGCGTGACGCCCGCGGTGTTAGCGGCCACCGTCTCGGACACTTCGAGAAAGGCAAAACGGTCGCCATAGGCGATCTGCATCTTGTCGCCGATGGTGAGCCTGTAGTCCTCCGGCAGCCCCTTGAGGCTCATCGAGGCATTGTCGGCTCCGAGCGCGGCAATGCTGACACCAGCGCTGCCGAGCTTTGTCCCGTCGCGATCGGCCTGCGGATATCTAGACAGCGGATCATAAAGAAAAAGCGCCTCCTGGGCGCCGTGAAGTTTGCGGATGCGGGCGGCGATCTGTTTCGCCTCGTCATTATACATGTCGGCCAGCGTCACCGTTCCCGTCCAGAGCGGCGGCGCCAGCTCCGCCTGCCAGACCCGGCCATCGCCGGAGCCGGAAAGCTCGTCATTGCGCTGGATATCCCAGACCACGCCCGAAATCTTCAGGAGATCGGCGAAGTCCGGCAGGCTGTAAGGATAGGAAACGGCCATCAACGCCTCCGAGGATTGCGGTTGATCTGCGCGACGCGATCGGGAAGCTGCTGATTGAAATCGTTCAGCCCCTGCCGCGTCGAACTCTTCGCCTCGCTCTGCGCGACATTCTTCACATAGGCCTTCAGATTACCGTTCTCATCGACCGAAACCCCGACCGTCACATGCACACCGGAATTGGCGCCGGAAGCGCTGTTCTGATTGACGGCCTTGAGGCGATGGTTGGGAACGGAGGCATTCGGCTGCGCCCTCGAAAATTGCGGCCCGCTTTCCGCCACCAATCCGCCATCGGCATAACCGCGCCGCCCGACACGCATCGCCTCGACGACACCGATACCGCCGGCCCGGGCAATATCCTTCTGGCTCCAGACGATCTCGCCGGCATGCACGACACCCGCGGGGTCATTAACCCCGCCGGCGCCGGTGTAGCCGCCGTCGGCAAAGAGCCCGCCCGAACCGCTCGCTATCGCGGCGGCCGCCTGAGGCGACTGCGCAAGGATGCCGAGATCCAGGCCACCGCCGCCACCGAAGAGCCCTCCGCCACCAAACAAACCGCCGCCGGCGGCTGCGCTGTTGACCTTGAACAGGCTGTTGAGCACATCGTTCAGTAGCGTGTCGGAAATCTTGGTGAGCACGGAAATCGCCGCTTTCCCCAGGGATTTCCAAAGGCCTTCGCCATTGCGCAAGCCGCTGACGAGCGTCGAGGCGAAATCGCCGGCAAGCTCGCGGGCGTATTTCAGCTGTTCATTGTAGCGAATGATATTGGCCGAGGCCGAATTCATGTCGATCGGAAGGCCATATTGCTTCTGCGTCGAAGCGACCGTTTGATCGATGGTCGAGCGGCCCATCTGTTCCTGCTGGAACTGGATATCGCCCGCGAGCTTGGCATTCGCGGTCGCCGTCGCCAAGGCATTGTACTGTGCAATTCTGTTCTTGATATCTTGTATTTGGCCGGGGGCCGCCGCATGAGACTTATCTTCTGTTGCGCGCAAGAGCTCCAAATTCATTTTCAAAGTTTCGACGGCAATGCTGTTAAGCCCTATAGTTTGGGCTTCCGTCCGCATTTGTTCGATACGAGACTCGACGGATTTTTGCAGCGTATCATATGCGCTCGTAGCTTCTTGGGCTGGGCGAATCAGACCGCGGCTTGAGCCGAGCCCTGCTCCATTGTCGATAGTTTTTGGCGGCTCAAGTGCCTTTTTTTGTGCGTTCAGACGTTCGCGTATATCGCTGTATTTGACGGGAGCACCGGCATCTGGACCAAATCGATCATCGAAATTTTTTACGCGCCTAACTGTTTCCTCTTGAGAATAGCGGCTGGAATGGGGTGTGGTACGCACCGCGTTACCCAAACCTTGAACATTCTTCATTGCTTGTAGGGCGATCAAACCAAATTGCCGAATTTCCTCCAAAGCCTGAGAGAGATCAGGATGAGCGTTGCTGAGTTCGCGGATTTTCTGATTCAGTTCTTCTGCACTGCTTTGATTTGCTTGCAAATTTCGAAGCAAATCCTCAAGCACCCGTTGAGGTTCCTGCAGTTTACTGGCACCAAAGGGATTTATTTTACTAACCTTATCCTGCATCTCGGCAAATGCCTGTGCAACAGGGTCGATTTTATCACGCAAGACCGATAGTTTACTTTGAGCTGCAACTGCATTGCTCGAATATTCTCGCAGTTTTCCCGCAACTTCCTCTGTTATTTTACCAGAATTCTGAAGCTCAATTATCTCATTCTGAAATTCTATCGCCTTTATCTTCCCAGATTCAATCGATTTATTGAATCTGTCGATGGCTTCTATCGCCGGATCAAAAGTAGTTGGCGGTATATATAATATCTGGTCGGCATAAGGCGCTTGCTGCCCAAGCATATCCGCAAGAATTGAACGAGACGCCTTTTCACCCTCAGCTTTGAGCGTCTTCTGGGCGTTTTTGTAATCGTCTTTCAGATTGGCGTTTGTAATAGTGGGGCCTAGCTTTAAAGCCTCTTCTTTTTGCTCGTTCATTTTCTGATAAGTCGGCCCGAGCTCTGCAATATGCTCTGCATGTCGCTTCAGTATCTCGTCAACGCTCTTAACGTCTCGGCCAGCGTTTAAAAAATACTGTACTGCGGCAGCTCCTGCGAAGGTGAGCGCCTGCGTTACTAAACCTATGGGATTAAGCATTGTTAGAAATGCATTGCCCAAGCCCTTCACAAGCCCAGTAAGCCCCCCTGCTCCGCTGAGCATTTCGCCCAATTTTCCGCCTTGTTGAAGGCCAATCATAAATGGGGAGTCGCCACTTGCCATTCGGGTGCCCATTTCAATGAGGACATCCTTCAGGTCTTTCGCCTTTATGCTCACCGCCTCGATTGAATTTTGGTTGCTCTGGCTTTCTACATTCATGCCGGTGAGTGAACCCGCAACCTTGTCAACGGCTCCCGCTGTAGAAGAACAGCTGTTCTTCCATTCTATCATGACAGCCGTCGCTTTGCCGATCGCTCCTGTGCTTGCGGCCGCTTTGACGCCTAGCGTACTAATCGCGCGAGCCGCCGCCCCTACTTCCATCTCAACGTTGTCTGCCGCAACAGCAACACGATTTATGCCTGCAGCAGCCTGATCAGCACCAACGATCGTGAATTTCACACCCAAAGTTGCAATATCTGTCACTGGCATACCTTTTCAAAACATGCGAAATACAACCCTGCGCTTTGAGTGGGGGATTTCGTGATTAGATTGTGGCGATTGGCCGGTCTGGCTCTTCTGCTGCCAGCCATTGGCGGCTGTAATTTTTCTGAATCGAAATTGGTGACCGTGTGCGAAGAGGTTTTGAAACTGAGACTTATAGCGCCGGCAGGATACAAGCGGGTCGAAATCGAAGAATCCAAAGAGCCTCTCGGCCGCGACGACTACAAACGTTATTTGGCCGGGGACGAATATGGGCCACTCATCCAGGGAGCCAGGATGAAGGATTTTGACCGAGGCCGTGTAAAACCTCAGATGTTTGAGGTTCTCATAACTTACGATGCTCCTAACGCCTATGGCACACCAATTCGCGGCACCTCCAGATGTCAGTATCCAACTGACAATGAAGACACCTCCAGAGCGGACCGTCTCTACGTAATGGTTGACGGCAAAACGAACGCGGAGTGGTTAGAGACGCAGCGCTAAGAAAAGCGGGCGACTATGAGGTTTCAGCTACTTCTGACTGCATTCTCCGCGTGCACTCCCCTATACGGGATGGATTCGCGACACATTCAGACGGCTGTTCAGCTGAAGTAACGGCACCCCACTGGTACTCCTTAAAATTTCTGAGAGACACTTATGGACGTTTGGCTAAAAGCTTTGATCGCAACCGCATGCGTAGTGGTAATCGCGAGCGCCGCGATTGTCGGCGGTGTTGTTGGCTGGCAATACTACCAGGCATGGCAGGAGGAGAAGGCTGCCAAGCTTGCCGAACGAAAATTCAAATGCACCGATGCATTGAGAGAAGAAGTCCGTGCGAAAGCAGGAGAAAAGACATATGGTTCATTAGCTCTCATGGTTGCTGAAGCAGATAGTTGCCGAGCGGAGTTTCCTGATATTCGAGCCTCGTTCTGCTTTCGTCTCTGGAAAGACGTAAAGCTATTCAATGCAGGGGCAACTACCGACTTTTTCGACAAAATGACCTCTGCGGCGACCAAAGAGGTTGACGCGTGCAACCAAGAATTTGGCTACGCTGAGCCAGAAAAGAAGCCTCTTCCTCAAAACACGAGTGAGTGGAAAGCGGCCACACCATCAAAACCTGCAGCGGTGCTAACAATGGTGGCAACCTGCGAAGCTGCATTGAAATTTCGCCTGGGTTCATCAGCTACCTATACTCAAGTTGACCATTCCAAAGCCCAATTTCCAATGGGTCGCAGTGCATTCGCAAGCTACCTTGAAAAGACCGACGACAGCCCTTCGATGCGGGAAGAGAAGCTGAAACAGTTCGATCAAGGCGTTCTGAGACCGGTAGAGTTTTATGTCTATTTGAGCACAAACGCCATCGTCCAAAGCCGATATCAGCGGATTGAAGCGGCCTGCAGCTACGTCGGCATACAAGGTACCGACGCCGGCGCTGCCGTAGACAATGTGAGACTTACCTACTGAAGTTCTATAACCAGACCCTCTACCCCGCCTCCCGCGCCCTGATCGCCTCCGTCTCCTCCTCCACGGCCTGGCAATAGCGCCCATCCATCGCCTTCAACACAGCGATCTCCTCACGGCGCAGGAGGTTGCCGGTCAGGCGCAGCCAGGCCAGCATTTCCTGGTGGGAGAGCGGCGCCGGGCCGGAAAATCCGGGAGCCTGCGCAGAACGGAGGTCCCAGAACCAGTCCCAGAGCGCATATCCGGCCTCCGGCACTTCGGCTTCCGGACTGTCGAGTTCGAAAGCCTCGTTGCGCTCGCGCCGGGTTTCGCCGTTCTTGTCGCGCACGCAATCGTAGCGTGCGACGATCCTTACGGCTTCGGAGAGCCCTTCGGCAAGCTCTTCATAAAATTTGCGCGGTCCTCCGAGGCGCCGGCCACCTGGTCGTAGATCCAGCCGGCCTCCTCGACGACTTCGCGGGCCTTGTCGAAGGAAAGCTCGGGCTGCTCGCCCTTCCACTGCTGCTCGCCCCAATTCCAGGAAGCGATGGCGGCGGCGGCCTTGTCGAGATATTCGGCCTCGACCTTGCTGGTGGTCAGCTTCTTCTTGCGGCTGGCGAGGAAGCGATCGCTATGCTGGCGAACGATCTTCTTCACCTCGTTGCTCTCGGCCGAGCGGATCATGAGGGAGATGCCGAGCGGCTCCTCGGTTGCCGGATGCAGGAGCTGCAGCTCGAAGAGATCTTCGGAATTGACGAGACTGGAGATATCCAAGGAAACACCTTATCGGTTGGAAAATACGGAAGTGGCCGCGCGCCCGGCTTGAGCGCGCGTGGGCTCGTAAGAGCGCGTTTACGGCGTTGCGACGGGATCGACGCGGATCGGCAGCTGGTTGAGGCCGATCTTGAACTTCTCCAGATCGAAATCGTCGGAGCCGCCGCCGGGATAGAGCGGGCCGGAAACGACGCCACGCGAATAGAAGATCGTGTTGGTCATGCCCTGCGGCGCGTCGTTGCGCTCGATCTTGATCGCCATGTTGTTGACGTTGAGCGGGTCGCCGAAAGTACGCAGGATGACCTGGCCGTCATCGTCGGCGACAGAGGCGACCTCAAGCTCCGGGTCGCCCGCATTGGAGACGCCCTTCTGCTTCTGCTGCACCGGCTCGTCCAGCGTATTGTAATTGTTGATGGTGGAGTCGGAGCCGAAATCGCCGATATTGCCGACCTTGCCGACCTGCACCCAGGTCAGCGCGGCATAGGTGCTGGCCGTCAGATCGGTATTCTGGGCGGTCTCGCATACGTAGACCTTGGAGCCCTTCTTGGTACTTTTGTTCGCCATGGATCATCTCTCCGGTTCAAAGGCGGTGTAGGGAATGGTGACCGGTATCTGCACGCGGTCATCCTCTTGGATCGGGCCAGAGGCCCACGGCTCGCCGCTGATCGTGATCTTCACGTCAGAGGCAAACAGCGTCTTGTTGTTGAAATGCTCGATGATCAGGCCGGCGGTATCGAGCGGCTTGATCAACCCGGCGCCGGCCTTCCAATAGACCGACACCTGTAGAAGCCCGCGCTTTTGCTGCGGGTCGTCGCCCAGCGTCACCTGCCGGGTGCGGTTCGGCAGGAAAGCGACGGCCAAATAATTATCCGGCTTATCTTCTCCCGAAGGAGGAAAAGCGATGCCGGGCTGCGCCACCGGTAGCGGCGGTGTGAAGGTCAGCGCCGCCAGGTGATCCAGCAGCGCAGCCAGAATGAGTGCGTCCGTTGCCGTCGCCATATATCCTGCCTGATTGTGAGTTGAAGAAGCTTTGCTTTAAGCCGTCTCGCGCACGGCCTGCTCGACGATGTCGGACCAGCGCTGCGCGGCAAGTCGCACCATGCCGGCGCCCGCCTTGCCTTCGTTGCCGAATTCGACGGCGGCCGCATAGGGTGCGGTAAAGCCCATATAGATCATGCCGCCGAGCGGCACGCCGAGGATCGCCAGATTGACCGGCGCAGCATCGAAGCCAAAGCTGCCGGCAGAGGCAGGATCGGGCGACGCCCCTGCCCGCAAGACCGGTATCGCCGAACCCGAAACCCGGAAGGATTGCGCCAGAGCCCCGCCATCGTCGGGCGTGCCTTCGACAACGGCCTCGGCCAACAACCGGGACGAGGTGTGAACAACATCCTCCATCCGCCGCTTGGTCTTTTCGACCCAGGCGGAAACGGCAGCGGAGAAATTGGAAGAGGCCATTGCATCAGCCCTCTGAAATGATTCGGTTTTGACGGCACGCTCGCAAACCCGATGAAGGAGCGGGCCGTTCGAAATCTAGCAAGGTCAAAGCGCCGTAGCGCACGCGGATTGCGGAGACGCCGCTTTTCCGGGCCATACTCCGACTTGCCGGCCGCTCGATTTGGGATGGTGACATCAACCGATCGAGTGCCAGGAGGAACCGGAGAAGCAACCAAAGAGCAAGCGCAGCGCGAAAACGGGCAAAAGCGCTCACTGGCGCACCTGCAATTGCCAGAACACCGTAGTCCCGCCCGGCGACAGCGGCAGCACATCGACGATCGCATGCTCGATCCCGGCAATCAGCAATCTGTCGGCAAGCATCGGCGCAATCGAAAGCCCCGCCGTGGACAGATAAATCATCCGGTCGCCGCGTTGGATCAGGGTATCGCCGATATGCACCTGCGTATAATCGAGATCGACCAGCATGCAGGCAAAGTCCTGGTTCGTCTGCACCGGATCGTAGTCCGAACCCGAATTGGTGATGCGCCTAAGCTGAGCCGGCTGGCCGAACTTGGCGATCAACCGCTCGGCCGTGGCGCGGCTTTTGGCGTAGTCAAAGCCTGTCATCACACCACCAGAATGCCCGGCAAAACCGGACGCAAGAAGGGATAGAGCAGACCGTCGAGAATGGTCATTACCGGCCTTACCGCAGCAATAATGTCGGCTGGCGATCCTGCCACCACATATTCCGTCTCCAGTGGCCCGACCTTTTCCCGCCTGACGGCCTGTGCCGCGATGACAACTGGGCTCAGGCTACCGGACTCGGCAAGCTCGACAGCCGCCGCCTCATAGGCCGCGTAAGTAATCGGCAGCGGCACGACGTCCTCGGGAATGCTCTCGCCGTTGGCGGTGACGGCAGCCTTGCGCGGCCAAGAAAGCACCTGGTCGTAGCCACCAGCGCGAAGACCGGGAAACCGCCGTTCGTACAAGCCGTCGACGACCTGCGATCCGCGCAGCAACGCCGCCGCGCGCTCATCTTCGCCGGCCGCGGCCCAGACTGTAATGCCGCGATCGGCAAAATAAATATCGGCAGCATCGAGCGTGCCGTAAAACGATGCAGGCATGAGAACTCCGGCGGTGAATGAAGAGGACGCAGGCCCTCTCCCCGTCGAAACGGAGAGAGGAAAGATCAAATCACGCCGCAGCCGTGATCTCGTCGCCATAGGCCATGGCGGCCGGCAGTCGCACTTCCGTGCCGCCGGTGCGGGCGATGATGCCGGTTTCGAAACTCATGATCGACTTCTGACGCGGCTGCAGCACGCGTCGCGGCATCGGCAGATGGAAGCGCAGCACTTCCGGGTCGCGGCGATAGACGACCATCCGGCCGCCGCCGTCCTGGGATGCCGTAGCAAGCTCGCGCAGCGGCTGGATATCCAGCGGCTGGCCGGTCTCCGCCGTGTAGACATTGCCCTGGCGCAGGAATTCCAGCACGGTGATATAGCCGTCGCCGTCGGCAAGCCGCTTGGTGGCGATCATACGGAAGGCCTCCGGCGGCAGGCGCAGGCTGTCCACCCATTCGACTTCGCCCGTGCTTTCGCGCACACCGCCGATCAAATCGTTGACATCGCGCAAGATCTGATCGGCCGTCTTTGCCGACCAAAGCGTTGAGCTGCCCGTGCCGTCGGCGGCGACATCGACGCGCGAGACGTTGGGATCGTTGACGAACCCGGTCCATCCCTTCTCCGTCGAACCGATCATGGCGACGGAATTCAACAGGCGCTCGATTTTGTCGGCGGCAAAAATGGCGTTGGAGGCGTTGAGATCGAGATTGTAGAGCGCCGCCTGATTGACCTCTTCCAGATTCCATTCCCAGCCAGAGCCGATCATCGCGAAATCATGGCTCGCGCTGTCGCGGGTCGACTGATTGAAGGGCATATCCGTGCCGGCGCCCGAGAGGAATTTCGCCTCGCCTGCGCTGTCGACGGTGAAGAAAGTCGTGCCAGCGGCCCATTCGTTGCCCTCGGTGACCACGGGCACATGCAGGCCGTAGTTGAACGTGGGATAACGGCGCTGATAGATGCGCGTCTCGATATTGCGGCCCTGCGCGATGACGAAGGAATAGGCCGCCTGGGCGTCGGCGAAATGCTGTCGAACGAATTGGTTCATGGATTAGGCGCTCCTGTGCTTGAGCGAGATTTCGACGATGTCGCCATTGCCGCCGCTCGTGTCGAAGAAACAATCGGGAATGGGACCGACGATGCCGGTGCCGGCCGCGTTGACATAGGCGTTGGTGGTCGGGTTGTAGTAGACGGCGTCACCGTCGGCGACCGTACCGCCCGCCCGCACATACATCTGGCCCGAGGTCAGAAAGGCCCCGGTGATGAACTGCGCATAGCCGTCCACCTGCGTGGCACCGGGCAGCACGGTCGGCGTCAACACGGCAATGCCGAGAAACTTGCCGCCAGCGGCATAGGGCGCAACGCCGTGATCGGCGAGGCCGCGCTGAGCCGGTTGGCCGAACTTGATGCCGGCGGCATTTTCCACCGTGCGGCTGATCTTGTTGGATTTTTCCTCTGAAGCGATCTGCCCGTGCAGGCCCTTCTGAGGAGCGTTTCCATAGGTGGTCTGATAAGTCGCCATTGAAGCGTCTCCTTTTCGTTGACCTGATTAGATGGGATTGGCCGGCAGATGGGCGGACTGCAGGTCACGCACCATGGCGGCATAGGCGGTGAACGCCGCGGACATCGATGTCTGCGATGTGGCGATGCCGTCCTTGACGGCGGCGGTAAAACGATCCGGCGTCTCACGGATGGTCTCGACCAGCATGTCGAAACGAGCGTCGATATAGACCTCCGACCGGCCCTCGACCGCCCCTTCGCCGACCTTGGCGACGACAACCGCCTTGCGGATTGCCGCATCGGAAAGACCTGATGTCTTCACATCACCGATGATCGCTTTGGCAAGCCCGATGAGATCGGCGCGGGCTTCGGCCCGCCGTTCGATCTCTGCATCGGACATAAGCCCGGCCTTGGCGGCATGCAGCTCGGCATCGCGAGTGGCGATGGCCTTCTGGTATATGACGTCGGCATCGACGAGCCGTTGCTGCAGCGTGGCGATAACCTCAGCAGCCTGGTCGCTGACCTCGAACTCGACGCCGTCGACGATGATCGTCTTTGTAGACATCGTCCCTTCCTTCTTCTGCTGGTGATCGGAAACAGGACGTGGGGCTGCGAGAGGAGCGCAGCCCCACGGTGCGGCTGCATCGCCGATGCGGACTTGGGATCCCGCACGGCCACGGCGCACGATGGCAATGTGATTGATGCGAATGTTCTTCTGGATAGCGTCGTAGAGTTCGCCGGCAGGCGTCAGACCGGCGGTGAAATCGAGATCGCAGACATAGCCGGCGGATAGTTCCTGCTTGCCACTTTCGATGTCCTGAATGGCCGCCTCGTCGCTAACCATAAGAGGCACGCGAATGAAAATTCCCTCACCGGCAATCTCATCGCCGGTCTGGCCGACGGAGTACTTTTTCCAGTTTTCCGACGTAACCATTTCCGGCGGATGCTCGTTTGTCACCGGTCGGTGAGCCGCACTCTTCAGCGTATCCTCGGAAAAGACTTCCGCACCCGGTCGATAGACCCGTACAGTGCGCATCTCCGGCCTGCCGATCTCCGCGCCGAGATAGCTCTGAATACCTGTACGAGCGATCCGGGCATCGGCCACAAGATAGCCGTCCCCGGTCCGCCGCGTTCCCGCGACGGTGACAATGTCTGTAAAATTCATGATGGATGCCCCTTGGTCGAAATCGACTTTGGTTGATGGTGGTATGCCCGCGAACTACTAGGCGGCGGTGCTTCTCAGCGGTTTGCCCGATGCCGGGTTATGTTCCCCGTTGTTTTCAGGAACAGTCGCTGGCTGACCTACCTGGTCCAACCCGCGGAATTCCTCGATTGCCGCCTCCAGCCCCGGCAACGATCCGTCCTCGACAAACGTATTAACCAGTGCCTGCGACAACGCTTGCCGCGAGATGATCTCCTGTCCGGAAGCTGAACCGAACAAGGCTCGCGCGGCGTCGGCCTTGGTCTTGAACATGTCGGCCTTCTCCTTCTCACTCATCTGTTCCAAGGGCGCCCACGCGTAGTAGATATCTGGATCGCGGACGCCGGTTGCGGAACGAATGAGGCATTCGTCCAGGCGGGACATGGCGGGCGTGAAGTCGAGTTCCTGGATCGCCTGAATGCGATCATGATAGTTCTTCATATCGCCGTCGCCGGTGGCGTTGAGGCCCGCGGGGGATTGGCCGAGCAAGCGGGTGACTGGAATATCGGCGGCACCGGAGACGACCTGCATGAAGGCCATGAGGATGTCAGTCAGTCCTGCTAGCGGCGCACTCTTGCTATCGTATTCTTCCTCGGCATCAAGGATCAGCGTGCCGTTTACCCCCTTAATGGTGTTGGCCAGCGTATAGCGGCGCAACACGGCATCCTCGTAGGCCTGATTGCCTATATTCGCCGAGAACTGCGGCACTTTGATAATGTCAATCTTCGCTTCGAAGACGAGGCTGGCGATATTGGCCGCCGTGCTGTCGGCATTCTTGATGGCATCTAAGGTTGCAGTGAGCACGCTCTCGCCCCAGCCGTGACTGGCCTGCCCCAACGTCCCGCCAAAATCCTCGTCCGGCGCCATGGCGCCGTTGAAGATCACCAGTCGCGACGGGTGGATCGCGACCTGCACTCCGTTAGCGCCGGTCAGCGTGTAAAATTTCGGCCTGCCATACCATTCCGAGGTCGGGTCGCGGTCGATCTCTCCCGCGGCAAGCTGACGACGCGTCAGCACCGTCAGATGCTTCAATCCGCCTTTGCCGATGCGCTCGACATCAAGCGGCCGCGAGGGATCGGCGTCGCCGGCGCCGATGAACAAAGCCGCGCCACCGAAGAGCCGCCCCTTCTTAGACGCTTCCAGTACTTTGCCGCGCAGGTTCAGCCGGCGCTCCTCGGCCTCGATTGCCCCGATCTGATCACTCTCGGCCTGCCAGTTGCGCCATTTGCGGCAACTATCCAGCGCTGGAATGTCGACGATCTTGCGCGGCAGCCAAGAGCCACGGTAGGCGGCAATGATCTGTTCGTCGGTCAAAATTGGCTGGGCATAGAAGACCGAGGCTGCCTTGTCTCGGTCGGTCCCCATGCGAGACGCAAGGCTCACCAGCCCATCGCGAACCATCGAGAGTACGTGTCCCATGGATTATCCTTTGGCATTTATGTGATGGACTAGCCCTCATCCGGAAGGCCTAGAAATTCTTGAAGCTGAAGGAGGAGCCCAGCGCCAACTCGTTCAGCGCGTCGGCGAAAGCATCCACCTGATCGTCGAACTGCGCATTTGGAAAGGCGCAGACTTCATCGAGGAACGCCTCATTCCAATCACCACGCAACAATTTGACATTTCCAGCCTCCGCCTGCGCGGAAGCCGGCTTGGCGCGCGTCGCCTTGTCACCGGTGATGGACAAAACCTTTATTGGAAAGCCGGCAAGCAGCTTGATCTTCGTTTCGGCATCGGCCTTGCCGGCGGCACCGGGATCCTGAGGCATGCGGATCATCACCGTCGGTCCGTCCTGCGTCCCCATGTTCTTCAAATTGCGCTCGACCTCCGCCGGCGACCAACGGCCACGGGCGATAGTTTCGACATAAAAGACGCCATTGGCCTCAGCCATGCGCAGCCCCACCGTCCAGTCCGGCTGGCGGCCCGGACGTTCCTTCGAGGCCGCAAAATCCCAGGCGCGACAGCGCTTCGCGCCCGCCGGCACGGCATCGACGATTTCGAAGTCGCCACGCTGGAACAAGCCGCCGGAGCGCGGGGATGGCCGCTGTTGAAACTGCCCAGCGACGGCATAGGAACCGAGGGGCACCTTATCCCGCTCCACGACGGCGCGCGGAAACCGCTCGGGAAAGAGCAACTCGCCCTCCTCCGTGCGCGGATCGGCAAACCCGATCGATGTTCGGCAACGACGCTCCGGCTCGAACTCCATCGGCAACATCAGATGCTCGTAGCCGAGCCCAAGCGTCAGGATCGTGCCGGAAACATCCGCCTCGTGCAGTCGCTGCATGATCACGACAATTGCCGAACGCTGCGGATCATTGAGCCGCGTCGGCACGGATTCACGGAAGGTGCGGATGGTCGACAGCCGTTCCGCTTCGGATTCCGCACCATCGACGGAATGCGGGTCATCGATGATCACTCGGTCGCCACGCCCACCCGTTAGCCGTGAAAACGGCACGCCCTGGCGAAAGCCGGTGCGTGTATTGGCAAAGGCCGTCTCGCCCGTCCTCGTCAGCTTAACCCGGTCGCCCCAGAGCGTCTGATACCATTCCGAGGCGACGAGATCGCGCATGCGCCTGTTATCGCGTTTGGCATAGTGTTCCGAATAGGATGAGCCGAGATAACGCATCTCCGGCATGTTCTTCGGTCCCCATTCCCAAGCGGGCCATAAGACACCGCAGAGCAGCGACTTCATCGTCCCAGGCGGCACGTTGATCAGCAGCCGTGTGATCTCGCCGGACGTCACCGCCTCGAGATGTCGGCAGATGGCGTCGATATGCCAACCATAGACATAGTCGACGGATGGTTCGATCACGTGCCAGGCCTCGCGGACGAAACCGACAAGCGACTGACACCGCGCCCGAATACCCTCGGCATCCTCGGCAATCTGCCGGGCGAGTTCGGCCTGCTCCGCCTCAGCCTTGCGTCTCGTCTTCTCCTCGCGGATCGCTGCCATCATCGCCGCCGGGTCCGGCAAGCGGACCGAAGAGGGATTCGAGTGTCGCAAGCTGCTCATCCGTGGCATTGGTTAAGTCGATCGTGAAACTCTGGCCGCCCTTGGCCCCGCCACTTTGGCGTTCACTCGGTTTCTGGTGAACGTAGGATGCGGCGATCTTCGCCATTTCATCCCGCCGTTTCTGATCCGCCTCGTCGTCGCGCATGACTTTCAGCATATAGTCGAGCGGCGTATCGCCGGCGGACACGGTCTTGCGCCTGCGGACACGCGGCTTGCGCGGCGCGACAGGCTTGTCGGCAGTGGACATGCTTTGGAATTTCCGATGGAACGTTGAAAGGAAACAAGCGCCTGACAAAGAGCCGCTTGCGGTCAACAGTGCGTCGCTGCAACTGTTCTCATCATGCCAAAATCAATACCCCAATTCGGCGCAGTTGGCGACACCCTTGATCGGCAAGGCGGCTGCAAGGATTGGGAAATCTTTGACGACGCCACAGATAATCATTTGAAATCACATCAAAATATCGCATTCTATCGTCCGACGATCGAAGCAAGATTACTCTCCTCCTCCCTCGAAGCGGCTTCAGCATCAGACGAGCGAATGACCAATAAACACGATCGACATCATCCCGATCAAGATCTCTTACAGATCCGCACGATACCTATGAGCGAATGGGATTCGAAGATTGACGCAGCGCGGAACTTCATCTCCGCCAATCTCCCCGTCCTGCCTGTCCCTTCAATTCCAGAGATTCGCCTGCATAAGGCCGGACCGCAAAGCGGCTTGTGGCGGCTTGCCGAGCAGGATCAGGAGTTTGGCTCACCCTACTGGGCGCATTATTGGGGTGGAGGATTGGTACTGGCGCGGTATCTTCTCGACCGGCCTGACGCCGTCGTTGGCCGCCGCGTGCTCGATCTGGGAGCTGGCTCAGGCATTGTCGGCATAGCGGCCGCAAAGGCAGGCGCAACGGAGGTGGTCGCGGTCGACGTCGATCCCTATGCCGTTGCCGCCATGGCGTTGAATGCCGCCGTCAATGACGTGACAATTCTACCGGTTCTTGCCGATCTGACGAAAGGCGAGCCTCCCGCCGCGGACATTGTCTGCGTCGGCGATCTCTTTTATGAGGCCGCGCTTGCCGAACACGTTACCGCATTTCTTTACCGTTGCTTGCAGCAGGGTATCGAAATCCTGATCGGAGATCCATGGCGCGCCCATCTGCCGCGTTCGCGCCTGCGATTGCTGGCGGAATATGCCGTGCCCGATTTTGGCGATGCCTCCGGTGGCTCGAGGCCAAGCGGAGTATTTGCATTTGAGGGGGACCCGCCGCAGCAAAGTCGGGGCGGTTAACATCAATCCCAACGGCGAAAGCCCCGGGGTTGGACCGGGGCTGAGCGCGCGAGCTTAAGCTCTCATCTTTGCACGCCGCCGATTCTCTCGTTCCAGTCGCTTGGCCAATGCCGCCAGTTCCGGGCTGGCCGCATCGAATACCGGCTTTGCGTCTTCCGGCAGCCAATGCGTCTCATGCTTCACGAGCGGTGTTTTCACCCGCTCGAGACTGCCACCCGAATTCGGCATCATCGGCGATATGCGTGACCAATCGGGTTCCTGCAGTGAGGGCGAAATTGCGAGCAGCGCATTGGCGACGCTTTGAAATTCACTCTGAATCCGCCGCTCTGCCGTTCGCCTCACCCGGCCGGTCTTGCCACAAAAATCGCGGAAGGAACCGGCGACATGGGGCGCGGCAAGACAGACCGACCATCGGGAAAGCAGGATACGGCGCTCCTCATCCCTGACATGTGTCAGCAGCCAACCTTGCAGCACTTCTTCGGCACGACTGATTGCCGCTGCGTTCGGGCGATAACGGATGCGAATGTCGGCATGATCGGTTGGTTCGGGAAGAACATCCGGCCAAAGCGTGCGCACCTGATCGGGGCGTACACCGCGCACGTCAAGATGGATCATCGTGTCGGCAGCCTCAATGAAACGGGCACGAACTATCAGGCTTAGATCGGCAATCTCAGCCGCGCGTTCCGACAAGTCATCAAACTGCAAGGCGCTGTGGTGCATCAACTCGTTTCTCCAGTTCCCGATAGATCAAAATCCGAAGCGTCGCGCGTACCGGCCACGGCCGCCGCGCCACGGCGTCGGCGCGCAAAGCGCCAAGCGCGATATCGTCGAAGGCGGCCAGCAGATCGCCAGGCCGTTGCAGCGCCCAATCCTGACGCTGAACGAGGATGTCGGAGACGGCTCCAATCGTGTCTGACCATAGTTCGTCACGATTGTTGCCGGTCTGGCGAATACAGCGCAACACGAAGACCAGATGTCCGTCGCCGTGCTGCCCCCTAATCTCCTGCATTGTGCCGCGCGCATGGCTTTGCGCCGGGGCGCGACGGCGATGAACCGGGACCAACTTGATGCCGAGGCCGTCAAGAAGAGTGTCGAGCCTGCCTTTGCTCATGGGTATATTGCCTCCCTTCCGGAAGAAAAATGAACGCGATCAGCGGCAGTTTTTGGTCATGCCACCTTCCCGTTCGCAGCTCCGGCATCGGCAAAAGGATGCTTAGGCTTGAATAGGGCGTCCGCCTTTGACATCGCCTCCACCCTCGCCCCATCGCGCAGCATCGGTGTGTTGAGATAAGCAACCATCGCCTCACCGGCCGCCGCCTTGGCCGCATCCTGGGTCGAGAAGACGATGGGTTCGCCGCGATGGTCCCTCAGGACTTCATTCGTGGCGCGGTGGACCTTGCGTATCCAGCCGAGATGACCTCCGGCGACAGCTTCAGTACCGATTTGAAATTCATTCACGGAAACCTCCTCTGGCCGCCTCGGGCCAGCTCTTCGAATTAAATTTTAGAAGTGGTTCAAACGCCTAGCAGCAGGCCGTCCGCGCTCACGGCGCATGGAATCTCTAGCGTGGCCCGAATGACCAAAGTGCTCGACGCCCTCTTTGGTTGGCCTCTCGCTGATGCTCATCTTCGGTCATCCGGAAATGGACCAGATCTCCCTCCAGCGCTCCGCTGGCATCATGCTCTTCGCTGTCAGATATCCATGACGAAATGATCGGCTTCAGAGCCGCAAGAACACAGATCAGGAATAGGGCGGCACCGACACAGGCAAGAAAACCTTGAATCATCTCGCTCATATCGCCTTCTCCGTACCGGGCTTGCTCCCGATCGAACCGGGATCGAACATCTCCGTTGGCTGCACGTGCTCGTCGCAGCTTTCACAGTGCCGCTCGATCACCTCCGCAATCGACAATGCCCGGCCACAGCCGGGGCAGCCCCAGAAGAAGTCGAAATAACCTGAGCTCAAATCCAACATTCGGCCCTTCCTAGTCGAGATCATACGATCACTCCCAAAACCCTTGTTCGCCGAACGCAAACCGCCTCGGCACTTCAGCCTGCAGCAAATTTCGCCGCCGACACCTTGATAGACACAAAATATGTTGTTATTAATGTCGATGTCAACATGATTTATGTTAATTATTTTGCGAGTGTTGGATC